AGGAACATATAAACTTTCATAAAGTTTTCTTTGGAAATATTCAATGTCGGCAATCTCACCTAAGTTCTGTCCGCCTGGCAATGTATGAATTTGTGTTTGTCTTCCACCTTCACGACGAGGCAACCAAAAATCTTCCAACATACTCATTGTCTTTTTGTCATCACGAATCTCACCTGTATTGGCATCGTAAACCATTTTGTTACGATAACGATTCATAATGTCTTTTAGATATTGTTCTGCCTTTAACTTTGGCAAATTACCAACATCAATATAGAAGATTCTTCTTTCAGGTGCTCTTGCCAAACGATAAATGACAAGTGCATTCTCCATCATACGAAGTTGATTGGCAGGCTTAATTGCCTTATGTAAATAGCTCAACACCATGTTGTTATCTAGATCCAACAATCCTGATGGAGCATAACAAATGGCGTCTTTAGTAATCTTTAACCCTTGACTGGTAATTACACTAGAATGAATGTTTGATGTACCAAGTATACCCTTCTCATGATACATGAAAAATTCTTCAACTTTCTTTACAAATTCAGCACCAGTTTTTGGGTCCTTCTCTTTCATGACATTACGAACCTTTTTGATCTTTCTAGGATCAATGTATCGAATGTCAGTCAATCCTTGTTTGGGCTTTGCTGTATCAATTACTTTATGAAAATAAATTCTTCCGTCAATATACCATCTACGAAAATAATCTTGTGCCCTTTCATTAAACTTCAACATTGAAAGAATTGCTTCAAATTCATTTTCAATAGATTTTTTTACTGATGTTGTAACTTTAACATCTTGCAAATTTATTTCAACTGGGTTTTCGTTTTCAATATTTGCAATAGATTCATTTATGATATCGTCAATAGCGGCATCAACATCTGCCATGATTGAAATGTCACGATATCTTTTAATCAATTCACTTTCATTCTTTGCAGCACCATCAAGGTCCAGGTAGGTACCGTAGTACCCACCTGCCCTGATAGTATCAAGTGCTCCATCATCGGAAGGAGGCACAAACGATCTTTCAGTTTGTGCTGGTTCCTTCCGCTTGATTGTATAACCAAATATATCCATAATATTTTCTTACCTAGTAATTAGTAGATTAGGCTGGTGAAACTTCAAAGTGCAAGTATTGGAATGTTACATTGAACTCTGAAATTACATCATTTGCTGAGTATGACAAACCAACTTCTGAAACAGTAATTGGAAAGGCATTGTAAATTGTGTACTTACGCAATTCAGCATCGTTTCTATCTAACTGTGAAACTTCCATGTCACACATATATGCTGCGGGTGATAGCTCACCACCGTTATCAACATAGTTGTTCATTAAGTTTGACCATGATTCGAACAATTGACGTAGACGCATTGAGGTGTCATTTAGCACTGTAATTGTCCAAGGATCATATGTACGCTCACCTGCCAACTTAACTTCACGACCTCTATATGAGACGATAGTTGGGTTAACGTTAGATGCTGGTAATGCTGCTGCTGTAACTAGCAACGAGTCATCACTAGAACCTGCGCCAACCAAAGCAGGGAAAGTTAATGTGACCAAAAACTGATTTGGACGTGCGCCACCTGCGCCTAACTTATTCTTAAATTGTGAAATATCCATTTAAAGTGTTCTCCTAGTAAGTTATGTATTAGGCGCCAGCTACTTCTTCGAAAGCTACACCTGTACGTGTTGCAATGAAGTTTAGTGTGATGAAGTTGATTGAACGTGCAGGCTTGATGAAGATGTCAGCAACAAACTCGTTTCTGTCAATCACTTCGCCTGTGTTATTTGTTTCGTCACAGATTACTCTGAAGTCATAGATACCACGACGACCTCTAATGTCGCGCAAGAATGGCTCAACCAAATTGCGGAACTGTGCTCTTGTGAACGCATCGTTGAACTCGAACAATTGATATTTAGCTGCTAGGGCAATCGCCTTTTCTAGAACAATGAACAATCTGCGAACATTGATTCTATCGAAAGCTGATGGCTTGGATAGAAGTGTCTTGTCACCGAACAATACTGTTCCTTCACCTGGGAAAGAAACAACTGGGTTAACACCTACCTTATACAAGGTGTCACGATCTGTCTTGTCTGGTGAGTATGCCAACTTGACAACATTCTTGATTTGCCCGCGATTTAGACCACCTGGTGAGAACCAAGGATCAGCAACAGCGTCAGTACGAGCACATAGACCTGCTGTATCACCGTTCAAAGGAATCCAACGATAAACGTCATTATACTTGTCGTATTGATATTTCCAACCTGAGTCCATAACTGCATATGATGTTGAACGATTTAGGTTGTTTCTATCTGTTACGATATCGTCTGCTTCACTACCTGCATTTGCATATACTGATGACAATTGTGGTGAAACGAAAGCGATGCAATCCAAACGAGTTTGTGCAAGATCAACAACACTCTGTGCAACTGTATTTGAGTGAGGACCAACCATTACTAGGTTGATGTCGATCAATTCTGCATTAGCAAACTCATCATAGGCTGTTATAACATTGGCATCTGATGGTGTATCATGTGCTCCACCAACCAATGAAACTTCAATTGCACTTGATAGAGTCTTGAATGTTGTGCCTGCTGCATTTGAACCCCAAGCAGAACCACTTACATTAAGATTTGTTGGGTGATCCATCCACCAAATGTATTGTGATCCTCTTAGTGCTTCTCTGTAGTAGTTTACAGCGCCCTCAGTTGTTCTTGCATCTGAAGCCTTTGATAGACCAGTCCATCTCTCAAGAATTGTTCCTTGAGTTCCTGAGATCAAACCATCCTCGTCAATGACAAGAATGTGAATCTCATCACTTGATCCACCCAAGTTAGAAGCATAATCAGTTGTTGCTGGTGTATAATCAAACTCTGCTTGATAAGCAGCACTAAGTGAACTCCAGTTGCCTGCGTCACCCATGACTACTTTGAGTGAACTTCCTAGACCGCCTGCATACTTGGCTGCAAAACTACCGACTCTACCTGAACCAGTTGAGTATAGAGCTTCCCATTCATCTTCGTTTTGAATGAAGATACTTGGTGTTAGAGTATGTGATGAACCAGAACCACCTGATGCAATATCAATTTCTGTTTCGGTGCCTGCATCAGCCAAATCTTCAGCCAATTTAATTGTATTACTGTCAACTACAATTGCATAATATACAGTATCATCAGTCAAACTACCTGGAGCACTACCACCACCATCTGAATATAGTAGAGGAGTTCCTGTAACAAAACCGTGACCTGTAACTGTAATTGTGTCGTTTAGTGATGAAACGTCAGTTGACCCATCGAATGTTGCAATTTGCATTGACACAGCATTTCTTGAATCTGCGCCAGCTGCTCTTACCAATTTTAAGTTGTTTGAATAACTCAAGAAACTTGCAGCGGTAAAGAAACTTGATGCCACAACATTGTTTGGCTTACCAAATGTCTTAACCAATTCAATCTCTGAGCTAATAGTGACTGGATCGTTAACTGGACCCCATTGAAAGTCACCAGCAAATGCGCCAATTGATGTGGCTACGGCTGGAACTACATTGGTTAGGTCCTTTTCAACAACCAATACACCTGGTGATAGTTGAAATGCCATTTTATTCTCCTATGTATGTTGATATTTTTTCAATGACCTTTAATTCCGACAAACCCTTTGCTTGTACATTCTTGTGAAATATTTATACTTTTAGAAATCTATATCGTCGATCCAAGGTATTTTAGAACCTGTAGACCACAATATGTTGTCTTCAACAAAGATTTCTTGATTAAAACCGTCATCAATAATACCAAATGGCGTCAACTCATCTTCAATTTGTTCCATTTGTTGTTGATAAATTTTTTCTCTAACACTCACATCTGTTAGTTCTTGAAAATATTGATTGGTGGTCAACCACCCAAACAATACCAAAGTCATTACCAAATCATCGTGATAACCTTCGTCTGCCTTGTATGTACCATTCTTTTCAATGAATGTTGAGAATTCATGAATGATATCGGCATCAAATATATTTAGTTTTTGTTCTTCTAGTAAACTTTTTATGGCAAAACATCCTTGACGTTTCACAGACTTGGTAGTTCTTACACCAAGAGTTGTGCTTTTGGCAAACCCTGGACTTACATATGTTTGATTGTCTTCTTTAATGGTTCCCAGAATGTTTTCATATTCCAGTTCCATATGAAGAATGTCAGCAACTTGTCCTCCAATATCGTTAGTCTCAACTAACAAATATGCATTGTTATAATCTTTTGCAGTCTTGTGAATGATATTAGGGAATAACATTGGTGCAATTTTATTATTCTTAAACTTGCCAACCAACCTGTAAGGCATTTCTGTAACATCCATTACAGTGAACGCACTATAATCTCCACCAACACCACGTGCAACGTCAACTGAAATTATATATGTTCTATCTTTCTGAGGTTCTTCATATAGTTGAAGACCCATGTCATTTTGAAATATAGGATCAATACTACTCATGGCACCCAATGTTCTGCCGTTAATTAATGTGTTACTTGATCCTAAGAACTCACACAACACCTCCTGGTTATATTTTACTTCACCAAGAGTTTTTAATTGTTCTTCTGCCCATGCTTCATCCCTGCCAGGAATTTCCCAATAAGGAATAAAATGAGATACAAAACCATTTTTACCTTTTTCTGCCTCGTTCCAAAACTTCCAAAAGTGATTATATCCTAATGGTGTGGAAGTTAATAGAATCTTAGTAGTTTGACCTGCCGAAATAGTAGGATATACTGAAGCAAAGAATTCTTCTGCAACATTGTTTGGAATAATTGCTGCTTCGTCAATATACAACCAGTTAACTGACTTACCTCGAATACCTGAAGCAGTTGTGGCAGATGTGAATACCTTACTTCCGTTTTCTAATTCGACATTACCTTTGTTCCATGTACGAACACCTTGTTGCATCCATATAGGCAATTCTTCATACATGATTTGATAACGATCAAGAACTTCTCTGGCTGCTGCACCTTTGTTTGCAAGAATGGCAACTGTTTTGTTTTCTTGAAAAAGTGTGTACCAAAGAATACATGCAGCGGCAGTTACAGTCTTGCCCTGCTGTCTTCCCTCCATCAAAACAACTTTTCTGTTGTTTAGGATAACCTTAACTTTTTCTTTCTGACAATCATAAAGTGAAAATTTCTGTAATCCAGAGTCCAATGTTACAATGTAACAATAATTTTCAATGAAATATAATGGATCCTGTTGACACTTAACAATTTCACTTACTTCTTCTTTAGTGAACTTGTGTTGATGTCCTACAGACTTTAGCTTTGGATTGCCATGATAGGATGTTTGTTCACTCATCTTCAATAATTTCGGCTTCTTGAATTTCTTCGTTGGGTAATTGCTTCATGGCTTTTAATAACTCATGAGTTGATCCAACAAACAAATTGTTTTGTGTTTCAATTTTCGTGGGAGCGTCTTGTTGCAAATCTTTCTTTTTCTTTTGAACATCTAACAAATCTTTTGCAACATCTGAAACAGTTTTAATTAACTGTCCAGCCACTTCATATGCTCTTGGGTGATCACTGTTTTTTGCAATATGTAAAATACCGTCAATGGCTTCATTGCCTTTGTCGATTAAACTGTGCAAAGTGTCACGTGCATGTTCGGCATCATCCTCTATGTCTTTCTTTTCAGCTTTTTCTATAGACATAGGTTCAGTTGGAACAACATTAAATTTTTCATCTAAATCATCAAACATAATTATTCACTTGACCAAAGTTCATCAAACTCCGTGATGTATTGATAATTATCTGTTGGCAATGAATCTGAAGGATCAACTTCAGTTGTAATTCTTGTGCCAACAATATCGTTTACAGGAGCACTTCCTTCAAACAACGAGTTGTCTGAATATATATTCTGAATTGTTTTCTTGATAAGATTGGCGTCACGAACATAACCCCAAAAGTTCATCTTGATTGTGAAATTTAAATCCCACACTACGCTCAATCTTTTATCAAAACTACCTTCCCAATCATCCTGATATGAAACATTGTCAAGAATGATTTGCAAATCTGTTTTAACACCAAGTTCTGGTATTTCATTTATAGTAACATTGAAGTCTGGATTGAAATATGGAAATATTTGTTCTACAATTTGTAGTCCATCTTCTTGATTTTTTGCAAACACACTCATTCCAATCCCTAGATTGTATGGTGTTGAAACATAAGAATATCTCACACCGTTAGTTGTTGTATCTAAAGAACGAACTGACTGTGTAATTTGTAGCTTTCTTGTTGGATCATAGGTTAAGTTTGTGATTTCAAAACCAATTCTAGGTAAAGTAATTTGATAGGTTGCTCTACCTGGTTCCAAGTCTGGCACTTCACGAATTCTATCAATAAACTTTTGCTTTGGTGCATAACTTAAAGGCACAAACAAACTTTGAGCAACTTCACCGTTAGCATTTGTTCTGCGAACTTGAATGTTGTTGAACAAAGTACCAAATGCAATAATTGCTTTTCTAATATGTTGATGATAGAAATGTTGATTCTTAAACATTAGTATTCACCAAATGGATTAAATTCTGTGAAGTCAAGGATATCCAAACCTTCAGATTCAAAGTCTGCATTATCACTAAACGGAACTTGAGTGCGTGATGCAAATGTTTCAAGGATAACACTGCCACCAGTTTGATTCAACAACAAATCTCCAGATTGCAATAGAATTTGATAATCGAAAACATTCTGACTTGCAACTGGCTCACCATCATCAATCTCGGCAACACCAGTATCAAATTCTTCAGAACTGTATTGATACAATTCACATTGCATTGAATAAATGTAAAACTTGCCTAACTGATAAAAGGGATCAAGATGTTGAACAAACTTGATTTCAAACATACTATCAGTTTTAGGGAAGTAAATTAAATCACCTTCGGCAGGACGTAATGGCAATTGTAAAAGTTCAGCTGGCTGTGATCCAACAACATCTTCCCACCTGCGTTTACTAACAACAAATGTTGCCTGATCAGTAACACTAATACCAAACTTTGTGAACAATTCTCCGTCGCCGTCCCATCCCTGAATGTTAGTTAAAAACATTTCAATAGGATAGGCGTTATCAAATCTACTCAATACATCTTCACCAAGAATTTCATCCTGATCAACAGAAGTTCTGGGTAGATAATATACATCATGACCGTAAATCTTAACACTTTCAATGATCAAATCTTCGATTAATCTTTGCTCATTGGTGGTGCCTGATGTATTACCAGATTGAAAATAGAAGTTAGTGGCCATGTTAGCCAACCATAAAATCTACAGGTAGCTCATACCTTAGTTGCATTTCTTGTTCTATTTGTGTTATTTCTTGTGATGCTTCATCAAACACTTGTTGACCGTTCATTGTGATACCACCTGGAAGTTGCATTCCCTCAAACTTCTTCATGTTAATGCCCCATTGACGTTTAATGAGAGCAGTGGCATATCTCTTCAAGAACATGTCATCATAAATCTCAGTCCATGTTTCAGGATCTAAAATTCTATATGCCTCGAAAATAACATAATCGCCTGGTTCAAAAACTTCTTCCCAGTTTACTTCCATGTGTACACGATTTTGTTTTCTGTTGAAGCGAATAGTTCTACTTCCTGCAAACATATCATCTAATAACTGAAGATGCATCTTTACTTGATTATAATATGTGATATCACTTGAAAGTAGATTATACATGTCATTCAAACGGAACTGATAAACAACATCAAAGATGTTTGTGTTGGCATGACTACTTCCAATTGTACCTACAGGAAATGCTCTGATGATTCCAGTTACTGCATCAGAAACTTCGAAATATTCGTTGCTCCAATTGTTTTGTACGAAGGCATTACTTGCTGCCAAAGTTGTAGAGAACCCTGATTGATCGCCAGTAATAATTTCGCCGTTCTGAAAAGTTCCATCAATTTGTTTGAGGTCTAATTGATTCAATCCCTCAATCTTGTAAATGATTGCTGTTGCGCCAGAAGTTGTTCCTGTAATGGTTTCGCCTTCTTGAAAGTTGGCAGCAAAAATTGTTGACAATCTAACATAGGATGCAACAATTTGTTCACTTAGATATACGCGCTCAACGCCATCAAAATGATATTCTTGCCAAAATTCAATGGCGTCTTGAATTCTATCTTCAACCTGGTCATCGTCTACATTGATTTCAATGACAGGATAACCTAAACGGCGAAGACAGTAATCTTTTAATTCTTGACGGGTTGTGACAGCCATGATTCCTCGCGCAAAAAATTTGGGTGATGTTACTAACTATTTATACGAATTAGTAACACCACCCAACTATTTTTTAGTCAACTAGAATTGGTTGCAATGCTGCCAAGCTATTTGGAGTGAATTCTAGTGTGTCAGGAAAATCTGACAATGATAATTCTACGTTTGCAACCTCAACTTCTTCCAACAACAAAGCTGAAACTTCACGATTCAATTCTGGGATTAATTCTTGCTTGAGTTGAATTGTTCCAGGAACATCTTCACCATTTTCATTCTTTCCTGGAACTGGATTGCCGTCATCATCTAAGATGGCATATCTCAAACGAGTTTCATCAAGAACTGTTTGTAATGTTTCAACAAATGGTTGAAGTGTGTTTCTTGCTGTATTAATTTTCCAAGCCAACTTGGCTGGAACCTTTTCGTTTGCAATACTATTTAATGCTGTAACTATACCAAAAATTTGTTCATTCTTAAGTTTCATGTTTTTCTCCTGTTATAATAAAACTACTACAATCAAATTTAATTTATTTATAATGTTTTGTCAAGATTCACTGAAGTTACTTCTTCTCGCATTAAACCAGTTATTTGCAATTTTAGTTGCTTCTTCCATTGTTAAATCTGGATTATCTATTTTGTAAAGTCTGTATATTCTTTCAGCCAAAGCAGCTTCATCCAAGACAACAACACTATCGGGTATATAATATTGTCTATTTTCTAAATCCGGACTCCACCCTATATAGGTATTATCATTTGAGTCAAAAAAATATCCTGGTTCCTCTACCCATTCAGGAACGGTCAGACCATTATTTTTTTTAATAAGCATATATTCTAGAATCATCTTTTTATATTCCTTATCATATATTCTTTGTTTGCAAAATCTGCCTTACCAAAAAGACGTTCTGCTGCCTGATCTGCCAAATGTTTATATTTATCTGCCATGTTGTCTAAGAAATCTTCTATGGTATTGGACCCAACTATTTTACCTTCAGTAATTTCTTTTTCTGTGTGCTGTATGTATGCAGAAACTTCATGTAAGGCAACTTGAACATGAACTCCGTATTGTTGCATATATTCGATGGTAGAATCACTAGGACGTCCACCCTGAATTAAATTTCTATACAGAAGCTCAAATCCTCTACGAACATGGTGTCTTTTTTCTTCTTCTTCAAATTGCTCTTCATCCCAATCTTCAATGCCATTTTTTTCTTTGATGTTTTCATGTGCATCAATTAACGTTGCAATATCTTTAATTGATCCATTTACTTTGGATTCCAAGCTATCTAAGTTGATATATGCCAATCTTAATTCCGCTTCTTCGACATGACTCATCTCTTCATTTTTTTCCATCTCTTTAATTTTTTCAATCAACTTTGCATGTGTTAATTGAGCTTCAGCCAATGCTTCTTTTCTGTTGCTAATCTCGGCTGCAATTTGACGAAGCATTCGCATGGGAGACGTACCATTCAACATGGTTAATGTCATCATTGCAAGA